TTGCATTTTTTGATAATATAAAAGTAAATAATTAATATTTTTAATTTCTCTTTCTTTCTCTAAAAAAAAGTTATATATGTGACTTGTTCATATGACAAGCTCACTAAAAAAGCTTCAGGATCAGTTAAGAAACTATTTTAGTACAGCTCTATAACTCTATATAAGCCATTTTTGACACAACTCTGTATAAACCATAAAAAATAAAAAAATAAATATCTTTCATATAATATTATTTTACTAGGTCTAGTCTATTTATATTATTGTAAAAGTTGATTTTAAATTAAAAAAATTGAAAAAAATAATTTTTTAATTATTTTATAAAATTTTATCTATTACCATAGTTTTTGGCTTGATATCTGCTAGCTTTTCCTAGCAGACTTTTTACTAACAAGCTTGTGTTCAGTGTTAAGTATCAATGACTGCTCTTGCTGCATTGACAATTGTCTGTGAGCAAACTATATGCCAGTTTAAAAAAATTACCAAAGAATTATACATTGTACAGGCTGCAATTAATAATTCACGCAAAAACATCTACACTTTGAGCATGAAGATTGAAATGCTCGAGTCCGAACTTTTCTACTTACATTTCTCTAATACCAATATGCATACAGAATGTATAGATATTATTCACTATAAACTATCAACATACAATAAGAAGCTCGAAGATGAGTATGAAAAGTACTGGAAAATACTTGCTAATCAAAAGATAATCAACAACTCTATAAAAAAAATGAAAGAAGAAAAAGAGTTGTTGAATATCACAATCTTTATCCTCAAGAATAGCAACATCATAAATTATATGATTAGGTTGTATAACTAGGTTGTTAGATTAGCTCTTCGTAAGCTATAAAAATATAAAATAATTTTATTGTATGTTTTTAAGTGATAGGAAAAATAAAATCTTTAAAGTTTTTATAAATAAAATTTACTCATTATATTAAGATTATTAAATAAAACTAAACAATAAATTAAAAAATAATTATTTTATTATTATTAGATAAATATCATAATATTTTATATCAGTTATTTTATTAATATAAGCATTAGTTATTTTATTAATATAAGTATTAATTTATTTATATTTATTATAATTATAGTGTGGATTATTATCATAGTATTTTTTTATTATATAATAAAAAAATGAATATTAAGGTTGTAAGTATTTAATATTATCTATGGAATATTCAAAATCAAGTGTAATATGATAACTTGTAATGATAATTTCTTTCATAATCTATGTTAGTTTCTTTTGTAATTTCAATATTTCTAATTCTTTTTTTAATAACTCATTATTAAATTTTTCTTGTTGTAATTCTAATTGATGTTTTAATTCTTGTTTTTCATATTTATCTTCTAATTCTTTAATTCCAGTAATTAGTTCACTAATATGTCGGCTAAACAGCTATTATATAAAAACTATTAAATAAAAAGCGTAGCTTTTTTTTAATGGTTTTCAGAAGCGGTTGTAGTGATTATTAAATAGTTAAAAAAATTGAAATATTTTTTTAATACATGTTTCTAAATATTTAATCTATTACCGTAGCCATTTTGGCTCAAGTACCAAACAGTCGCAAACACCAACGAACAACTGTAAACACTAACGAACACTAGCAGCAATATATCATCAGTTGCAAAAATGACACATGAGATCAACGAAGAATACTGCAACTTGCTTATGGAACATCTTAGTGACTTCATTATTGACAATGACTCCAATCTGTTCAATGTTGACATAGATGAACGCTTGTCATGTGACGATAAAAAGCTGGTCTTTATGATCCAGCCTGACGCAATCCAAACTATGACAGAGTGGTTCCCTGAATATGTAATGAGGTTACAGTTCCATTCATCTAAGGCAAAATTCATGATCAACGATGACATTATGTTTATCATCTATCTCATTGAGAATGAAACAGATGATGAAAGAAATCTCAGTATTCAAAGGTTGCTCTACATGAATTTTATTGCCTGTTGTGTTCCATTTGTGCCTAATAACGCAACATCTGAAATTCCTGAGATGATCTGGATTGGCGATTCCAGAGTTGAAAATTCTGTGTGCAGACCTTTTCTCTTGTAGAAGAGCGACTGCACACAGAATTTTAGGGCTGTAGGTAGCCGAAGTGCTGCTTAGCCAATAGTGTAAGAGCGACTCTGTTTCAGAAGTACTAAATCTTTACTATTTCTGCGACAATTTATATCATTGTATTTTATATTACTTTATTATCTAAATAATTTCAAGGAAATTATCCTAGGAAAAATATTTTTTTCAAAGCTCACACTCTCTCAAAAGTGATTATTTTTATCACTTAAAAAAATTATATAAGAGTATATTTTTCTTTTGTATTAATGAGTAATATTCAATCTTTACATCAATTAGATATTGAATAATTTAATAAACTATATAATATTATAAATCAAATAAAAGATATATAATTAACAAATTAACTATATGTTGTTATCTATAATTGAATTAACTGATTTAAATAAAGATAAATATCGTACTGAAAAGATAAACGATTTAAAATTATTAACTTATAATAAATCCGATATCAAAGTATTAAAAAATAACCTAGAATAAATACAAAAATTTAGGATAGAAAGGGCGCTAATTTATATCATAGTATTTTTATCTTACATAATTATTTTATGATAATATCATGATGTATATCATCATAAAATAATACCTAAATTATCTAAATAATTTTAAATTAGTTTTTCAAGCGATAAAATTAGGGAAATTTAAATTAGAAAAATGTAATTAAAATATTTTCAATAAAATTTCCTAGGAAAAATAATTTTGATCGATCTCTCTCTCTCTCTCTCGCAAAAAAAAGTGATCATTTTTATCACTTTATAAAAATCATATAAGAGTATAGTTTTATATTGTATAAATGAGTGATAAAAGTGATAATTTAAGTGAAATTTCAAGAAAATTTGTATGTAAAATATGTAATAAATATTATGCTAGTAATAGTAGTCTATGGAATCACAACAAGAAATTTCATCCGCTAAATTCCACAATTTTACCACAGAATTCCACAATTTTACCACAAAATACCACAAATTTACCACAAAAAATCACATTTAAACCGATACAAAATATTCATTGTAATTATTGTAATAAAATATTTTCAAGAAATGACAGTTTAAAACGTCATCTAAAGATTTGTAAATTTAAAATAGAACATCAGGATAATCAATTGAGTATTATTGAAGAAAATAAATTATTAAAAAAACAATTAAGTAATCTATTAAAATCACATAAAATGCATCCTAAAACTTTTCAAAAAATAAACAATCAATTAATTAATAATACAACTAATAATACTAATAATATAAATATAACATATGTAAAATTTGGAGATGAGAAATTAAGTGAAATATTAACAGATAGTGAAATGATGAAAATATTATTTGAATTTAATAAAAATCTAAAAGATTTTTATTAAATATCTATCGATAAAATAGCAAAGCTATTTTATCTTGAGAATGTAGATCAGGTATAACAAAATCAGTAGAGTTAACTCACTTTAATGATAAACGGCCTGAATTGAAAAATATAATTATAACAAATTTACAAAACAATATTGGTTATGTATTTAACGGTGATAAATTTGAAGCCAAACCAAAGGATGATATATTAGGAGATTTATTCGATAAGCATTTAGATAATTTTGAGACTTATTTAACTGAAAGCGAATCATTACAAAATAAAATGAAAACTAATCCAGTAATAGAAAAAATAGTAAATCGTCGTATACCAATGTTTATAGAAGATTTAAATAATGAAAAATATCGAACAGATAAAATCAATGAATTAAAGTTGTTAACTTATAATAAATCCGATACCAAAGTATTAAAAAATAAGCTAGAATAAATGAAATAAAGGGCGCTGTTTTTTATCATCAGATTATATTAGTATAGTATTATTTTATGATAATATCAAGATGAATATCATCATAAAATAATGAACTTAAGTATCTAAATTATTTTTAATTTTATAAAATTGAATTTCTAATTCTAACTCGTATTTTTCTTTCTCAATTAATAGATTATTATTAGATTGTATTGGTATTATTAAATTTCTTAATTGTAAATTTATTATATTAACATTGATTCATTTGATAATAATAGCATTATTTATTTTGTTAATAGTAGCATTAGTTAATTCATTAATAGTAGCATTAGTTAATTACTTATTATTAGCATTATTAAATCTTAATTTATTATATTGCTTCATTCATTAATAGTAGCATTAGTTAATTACTTAATATCAGCATTATTTATTTTGTTAATATTGGCATTAATTAATTATTATTTTATTAGGATTAGTAAATTTATTATATTAACGATCATTTGTTAATAATAATTTAGCTTTATAAACTACGATTCTATCGATAATTAAAACTATCCAATTCAATTTTAAAAAATTGAATACTTAGGTTGTTAGTATTTCCATATTATAATCTAATATGGAAATTATTATTGAATATAATGAAAATTGGAGTTATGAAAGACTATACCATATATCAGATATTCATATACGTAATACAGAACATCATAAAGATGAATATTTGTATTTAGTAATCTATATGAATATTTGAATTCCGTTAAAGATGATAATAGTATGATAGTAATTACAGGTGATATTTTACATAATAAAGATCGTTTAACACCATTAAGTATAGAATTATGTTATGATTTTTTAACATCATTGAGTAAGATAATGGCAGTAGTATTTATAGCGGGAAATCATGATATCAATGTTAGAAATGTAGATAATCACGATGGTTTATATTCTATTTTTTATAAAAGGAAAAATAAAAACATATTATTTACGAGAGTCAAAAGTCTATAGATTTAATAATATATTGTTCGGTGTATCTAGTTTATCCGATAATAAATTTCAATCAGCAAGCGAAATATTAGATGAAGGAGTAAAAATAGGATTATATCATGGAATTGTAGCAAATAGTAAAAATTCGATGGGATTCGAATTTAGTGATAAATCAATAACAAAATTTGATGGTTATGATTTAGTATTATTAGGAGATATTCATTATCATCAGTATCTAAATGATGAAAAGACAATAGCATATGCATCAAGTTTAATATCTCAAAATTTTAGCGAAACAGATGAAAATCATGGTGTATTAGTATGGAATTTAAAAGATAATACATCTTATTATAAAATAATTGAAAACGATTATAGATATGATGAAATAACAATACAAGATAATAAAATTTATTATAAAAATAAATATATTACAATAGAAAAATTAGAATTAGCAAATAATTCTAGATTACGAATAAATACACTAGACTATAACTCTGATAATTATAATAGTATTATAATAAAAATTAAGAAGAAATATCCATTAATATCTTTAAAACATAATAAATTATTAATAGTTAATAAAATTGAACATAATGAAATAGTATTAAAAAATGAATCTTTAGAGACAATTATTAATAATGAATTATTAAATGTAGATAGTGAAATAAGAGATGAAATAAGAAATATATTATTTTTAAAATTAGATAACGAATTAAAAGATATATCAGAAAAAAGTAATTGGAAATTATTATCATTAGAATTTTCCAATTTATTAACATATGGAGCAACAAATAAAATAGATTTTACAAAATTAAATTTTGATGAGATAACAGGATTAATAGGAAGTAATTCATCTGGTAAATCATCGTTGATAGATATATTATTATTTACATTATATGGTAAATATAGTCGAAATTTTATTGATATTTCTAATAGAAGCGGAAGTACTAGTGCTGTTATTATAAATAATAATTGTGATAAATTTGAATGTAAAGTATTTTTCGAATTAAATAATATTATATATGAAATTTATAAAACAGGGAAAAGATTTATTAAAAAAAAGGAGCATTTATATGATACAATTAATTATACAAATTATAAATTATATAAATATGATATTAATGAAAAAATAGATTTATCAGAGTTTTCAAATAATGATACCCAAGAAAAAATAAATAACTTAATAGGTAGTTATGATGGTTTCTGTTTATCATCTATATGTTTACAAAATAATACTAAAATAAAATATGATTTTTATGATATGACACCAAAAGCACGTAAAGATTTTCTCAATAATTTATTAGATTTAGATATATTCGAAAATATTGAGATAGAGTATAAAGATTTATTAAAAAATAATAAAGCAAAAATTGTATCGAATCAAAAACTTATTAATTATTTAAATTATACAGAAGATACAAAAGACATAATATTAGAATTGAAGAACGAAATTGATTCTCATAATATAAATGATGATGATGAATTATTAAAAAAATATAAAAAAGAATTAAATGAAATAGTAAAATATAGATTACCTATTAATAAAAAATTTGAAAATATTTCTAAGGATGAATTGAATAAAATGTTATTTGATTATGATACAGAAAAATTAAATATAAATATTAATCAAATAGAAATAAATAATGATGATTTATTGAAACAAATAAAACAAACATATATTAATAAATCTAATTATAATGAAAAAGAATATATACTAATTCAAAATAAAATTAAAGAATTAAAATTGATTAATAACAAAGAAATAATAATCAATAATAATAAATTATATGAAATCAATAAAAATAATAAATTAATAGAGCTAAAGTCTAAAATAAATTCAACATATAAAAAACTGAATAAAAATATTGATTCTAAAATTATTAATAATTTGCAAAATATTTATGATGATTTTAAAATATTTAGTTATACAGATACTATATCTAATTTACAATCTGAATTATCTAATATAAAAACAAATTATAAATTAATTAAGACAAAAGCAGATTATATTTATAATTTAATTGATTTTAATATAATCATTAATGAAGATATTATAAATAAATATAAAACTCTTAATTATGAATCATATATTAAGGATATTAACATAAAATTATCAAATTATGAACTAATAAAACAAACATATTTAATAGCGGAAACATATAAAGAGATTATAAATATGTTTGAAATATTCACTACAAATATAAATACGAAATGTCAAAATTGTATTAATCATTCTAATAATATTAATCAATTTTATTGTAATAATAATTTAAATTATCAAAATGTAAAAGAACAATATGAATATTTAACAAATTTACAGAATGAAAAAGAAAAAATTTATAATTATCATATGATTAAACAATATGACCATTTGAAGAAATATTTAGATATATTAGAATTAATGATGAATGACATTATAATACAATTAGAATCATACGAAGAGAATAATTTAAATATAATAAAAGACGATTTATTAGAAATTATAAATAAATTAAATAATAGTAATTTATTATATCAAATAGAAGCATTCGAACAATCTAAAAATGATGAATATATAATGCTATTAAATGAATTAGAACTATATAATGAATATAATAAAAAATTAGAAAATTATAATAACTATAAATATAATTTAGAAATATATAAACAAATAGATGAAAATAAAAAAATTATTATAGAATTTAATGATAAAGAAATAATTCAAGAAACAATTAGCAATTTAATTCTAAATGAAAAAAATGAACAAAAATATTATACTTTATGTGATAATATTGAAAATTTAACAGAAAAAATTAATATTTGTAAGAATAAGCATTTTGAAAATATTAAACAATATAATAGTTTAAACGAAAAAGAAAAAAAATATATGGATTTAATTAATGATAATTTAAAATTTGAAAAAGAACAAATAGTATTACTAAAAATAATTGAATTAACAGGAATAGAAGGAATTCCTAGAAAAATTATAAATATAAAATTAAGTTATGTTGAAAATGAGATAAATAAATTATTACTACCATTTTTAAATAAAAAAATGGTAATAAAAGCAGAAACAAATGAAAATACTAAATCAAAGAAAACAAATATAGATATTCATGTATTTTTTGATGATAATAAAAACAAGACAAATTTATTAGGAGGATTCGAAAGCTTCTTAATATCACTAGCATTTAAAATAACTTTATCAAACTTTTTTAATGTGCCATATTGTGGAATTTTAATAATTGATGAAGGTGTTTCAGTTTTAGATAAAAATAATGTTGATAAATTTGATATTATAGCTGATTTTGTTAGACAGTATTATAATAATATTATATTAATTAGTCATATACCAAGTTTTAATGATTATATAGATACATTTATTAAAATTGAAAAAAATAAAGATAAAACTTCTAAAATATTTTTTTAATATTAACTAATTATCTTGTTATTAGTTAGTTAAATACAATGAATATCATAAGTTGGGATTGCGGAGATGGGATTATATTATAAAAATATAATAGGTATAATTCTATATATGGTATATCATACTAAAAACAATAGGATATTAATTTGTATTTTATTTTATAAATTATTTTTAAGTTTATAAAATTCAATTTCTAATTCTAATTGTCGTGTTTTATCTTTTTCTATTTGTAATTTTACTTCTAATTGTTTTGTTTTCTCTTGTTCTATTTTTAATTCAATATTTATTTCATCAGCTTGTTCATATATATTATGTAATTGATGGGGAATAATTGATTTATCATATTTAGTTAATTCATTTGATAAATATTTATATACATCAAGCGCTTTATTTTTTAATACTTTCCGTTTAGATATTATATATGTATGTTCACGATAATTAATTAAATTATTGAGATAACATTCATCTACAGATGGTTCATACCAAATTGTTTTTTTATTAACATAACATATAGTTCGTGAAAATAAATTATTAAAAACTCGAATATCATCTAATAAATCCTCTAATATTTTATATGATTTAATGATACAATTGTTTTTGAATTTATCTAAATATTCATTTGTAACATCGAATAAAGAATCCGATAGTTTATAATTACCATAATAATTTCTACATTGCGGACAATTATTTAATTTATAATAACATTCATCACACAATTCATGATTGCATGTTGGTAATTTGCGTAATGTTGAATTATCATAACATACACAACATGTATTACCATCTATATTTGAATAAATAATTTGTGTTAAATCTGCAATACAAGTTGCTAAATTAAAATTTTCTGTATCCGGATTTATTCTTAAAAATTTACAATTTAATATTGATTTAATTGTGTTTTCTCTATTTTTTTCATATGTTGGCTCACGATGAATATGTCCATATTCGTCAATTTCAATAGCAATATTATTATTAGGTAAATATAAATCAATTTTATATTTTTCAACCGATTTTTGAAGAATATAAACTATGTTTAATTTTTTTAAATATTTTTCAAAAAATGTAATTATTTCAAGCTCTTTTTTTAAATATTTAGTAACTATATTAATATTTAAATGTTTTGCCAATTCTATTGAATTGGATTTGTTTGATTTTAAAATTAAAGCTTTCATACCATTTTCGTTTATAAATATAGTTTGCGGATGTTCATTTTTTAATGTATGTTTAATAGTATTATCATGATTACACATTTCTTTTTTTAAATTAGATACCATAAATTTATCATTTTCTAATACATGTTTTTTTATAGCATCTTTTGTATTGACATATTTTAATATTTTTGCTATATCTCTAGCTTTATAATAACATTTATTATCATGAATAAAATATTTAATTGTATAATTATTAAAATGTAATATTTGATTATCATTTGTTGATAATTCATTTAATACATCTGCATTTTGAATATCTATTTTTAAGCAATGATACTTGTTCTTATGAGTTTCGAGAGTTTTTTCAGAACTAAAATTTTTATTACATTTATCACAAGTATATTTATTCATAATAATAATATTATGACTAAATCTTAAAATCAGTTTTGGTTATTATAACTAATATTTTTTTAAAGAATGGTTATTATATATAATAATGAATTGTAATATTATACCTAAAACTAATATATTAGACGATGATAATTTAGTTAATTTAATTAAAACAGAATTTAATGAAAATGATATGCATTTATTTCATTTAAATTATAACATATATTTAGATTATAAAAACAATCCTAATGATTTCATTGTTGATTTAGAAAATGTTTATAAATGGATTGGATTTAGTAGAAAAGATCCTGCTAAACGATTACTTATTAAAGATTTTTGTGAAAATAAAGACTACATTATAAAACATGGTCTCCACAACTTGGTGTGACAGGCTCTGTGAATCCATATAATAAAGAATGTATTTTATTAACAATTAATTGTTTTAAAAAATTTTGTATGAAAGCTAATACTAAAGAAGCTAATAAAATATATGATTATTATATTAAAATGGAATCCATTATTACTAAATATATTGAATCAAAAATTGATGAAAAAGATAAATTATTAATGGAAAAAGATAGTATTATAAAACAAAAAGATATTCAGTTAAATAATATTACTAATATCAATTTTAAACCTATTATTAAAAATAAATTTATATATATATTTTCTACAGATATTGATAATATTTATAAAGTTAGAAGAACAAAAAGTGTATATACTAGAAAAAAAAATTTACAAACTGCAAATGTTAATGATATACAAGAATTATATAGTTATAATACACATGATGATATTTTATTGGAATCTATTGTTCATAATATTTTAGATAAATATAGAGTAAATCATAATGGAGAACATTTTAATTGTAATATTGATTATATTAAAACAATTATTAATATTTGTGGTAACGTATTAGATATTTTAAAATCTACATTTCAAAATATATCAGAAAAAGAAATATTAGATTACATACATAATAAATTATATACAAATAATAATGATGAATTATCGTCTAATATTATTACTATTAATAATAACAATAAACCATCAACAATAATAAACTACAACCCAAAACCTATTTATAGTAAAGATTATAGAACTAAACGCACATGTGATATTTGCAAAACAATATTATTTACTAATAATGCCGGTTTGGCTAAACATATGGAAACAAAGAAATGTAGCAATAATAAAACATCTATTGTTATCCGATGACTATATCATTAGCTGGGATTGTGGCGATGGGATTATATTATAAAAATATAATAGGTATAATTTAATATATGGTATCACATACTAAACACAATAAGATATTAATTTGCATTTTTTAGGATAAAAATTAGACTTTAAATTTCAAAAAATAAAAAATATTTAAA